CGGGGAGCATGTATCGGTTTAGCTCGTCTTGGACGTATTTCATTTGTTCGAAAAAATAACCGACCTCATCGTCTGACTGAAAGACCCCTCGTTCGTCAAGATTTTGCAGGTGTTTTTGACCTTCGCCTATTGCGTTTGATATATTTTGAAGATACTGTACTTGGTCTTGTACAACATCCTCGTATTTTTCGTTTTTAATAATAAGATTACGTACAATATATACTAAAATTATACAGATGGCAACTAAAACTCCAATAACTATGTAATTTATGTCCATTTTTTATAGATTTTTTAACATATTCGTAAGTCCTTCTGAGGAATTTACTCGTTTACCTGTAGAGGCTTGTGTTTTCTGTGCTTTTGGCTGTGCAGAACCTCCATTTTCTTTCCACATATCGTATTCTACCTTAGAAGCTAAGAAGTCTGCCGTATGTAATACTGAAACTATGTTAGTTTTCTGTCTAGAAGACTCCATATTACTATAAAAGTATGCCTCATTTGCTTTATCAAACACTCCATCATGTAATCTGATGCCTAACCACTCTTTCTGATTGACTGGAATGCCGAATTTCTGTAAGATAAACAGTGAACGGTCTGGAATTAGCATAAAATCAAGCTCAGGGTTGTAAGTATACATCTCAGAAAGCTTATCTTGACGCCATTTATCAGTTTGAGGTATGTAATTTGGACGATCTCCATCACCCATCTTACCTAAATCATGGAAGAGAGCGGCAAAAACTAGTTCTTCTTCGGTGAAGTCTACATTTCCACCCATTTCTTTATATAACCTTGACTGTTTTACCGCATACTCAACCACTCTATTAACATGATCCACGTATCCGCCAGGAAATGCACTATGGTACCATGTTTTTGAACTAGCAGGAGCCATAACATAAGTCTCCTCCATGTGTTTAATCATAGAAATACATGCTTCCTTACGGTCGGTAATGTAAGTTTCTACAATTTTAAGATGTTTTTCGTAATTCTTTTGAATCTTTTCGGCGGATAATGACATAACTCTTTATATATTTATATTTTTATATATGTATATATTGTATTTTTTTATAATCTTATTGTATATTATTATTTATATCTATATTAATAATCTATCTTATATATTATATTAGATATATAAAGAAGATATATAAAATAATTCAATAAATCAACTATTCTACAATAAATTTTTCTAAGTAATCTGATTTTATAACAGAATTATCACCTGCATCCCACATAACTTCCATGTAGATCGTGATAGTGTCATTTTTCATATAAGGAGGAAACGGTCCAAGAAGTCTTTTACTGTACATTTTAGGCCCTTTTTTACTAAAGTATATAGTCGTATTTTGAGCTACATTAACAACGATACCTTTAAACTGAGTTAAATCTAGGTTTTCTGAGTAGGTAGGTAAAGGCCCGTTAGAAGAAGTCCATTCGCTATCGAAAGGGTTAAAATAATCTTGCTTAACCACTAAAGTATCTCCTATAACCCAAGTAGTGTCGCTATTGAATCTAGCTTTAACAACAGGAGAATCTCCGTAGTAGTAAGACGGGGATGTAGGAATCGCTTCTATATCAACACTAAAATAAGGATAGTATTCTCGAGACCAATCTAAAGGTACATGATAATACCCATTTTCATCAGACTCTATAGGAAAAATTACATCAGCATCGCATATTCCTCCTTGGCAGACAGGTTCTTCAATTGAAATCTCAGTAATAGCTATATAGATATCCTCATTTGAAGTGCAAGAGAGGGCGGTTAAGATTAGTATCGGCCACGCCGCCGCGCGAAACGCGCGAAGTTTGCCCGCGGATTTACTTATAAATCTTCTTAGCTCTTGAACAGACTTTGTATTTCTCATATATAACCTTTATTAGCTCTCCTGTTGGATTGTTTGTTAGGAGATAATTCATTCGTGACGTTTTGTCTTCTTTAGTGTAGACGATTTTACTAAGTGGCATCTTCTTGCTCTTGCATTTTGTACGGCTCTCCGATCCGCTCTATTACGGAAATGGCTTGTTCTACCGTGATGTTAAAAAATTCTTTCTTTTTATTGACTCTAAACCCTTGGGATTCTAAATAAATATGTATCTCTTTCTCTAAATCGTGGGCATTAAAGCAAGGATATTGGTATTTAACATCGAAGTCGAGAGCGACACCGGTAGCGGCATTGATCTGTTTTACTCTCTCGGACGGTTTATTCTTAGTAAAGCCTATCTTGACAAGGCCCGGCATTGTATCATTCTCTAGTATATAGATGTATTGTGCACCAGTAAGGCCTTTAGGTACAGTGATGTTTCTGGATCTATTGGTATAGTACGTTACTTTTTCCCAGTCTTCGCCATATAATGGATCAGGCGTTAGTGTAAAGTAATAAGCTGGGGTATTTAATTGATCATCATCTACAGATACAAAGTTTTGTGCTTGTTCTGGAGAAATACGTTTGATTTTGATTCCGTCTTTAAACATTTCTTATAACCTTTATTATTTACTTAAATATAAGAAAATTAAGTCAATGTACCAACTTTATTTGTAACTACCTCCCTAATTAAATCCATATATTTTTTGATAGTAGCACATCTTTCATACATTTCTAGATCTTCAAAGAAGTATAACATGTCATCTAACCTATATAAAACGTCTTGACTATCGTAATCTTCCCCTATCGTATATCTTGTTTCGAATTTATCAACATCTATACGTGTTAGGTAGTTATAAAGATTAGTAAAATACTTAAGTTTCACTGTGTCTCTTACACTTTTGTATTGTTCTGGATATGATCTTAAGTACATCATATCTATCATTTGGTAGTTCTCAAGTCCTCTTACAACCATTCCTATGAGCACATATGGATTATTGAGTACGTCTTCAACTCCGTTCTCTTTGTATACTTCTTCATCTCCTTGTTCGAAGATAGAGAATAATGAATGTGGGTCTAATGGTTGCATCACTAATAAATAGTTCTTATATTGGAGTATACGATCAATACCCCTATATAGCAAAAAAATTGCCAAAATTTTTCCCCGGGGTTTCTTGGATTTTTGTACAAAAGTTCTTATATTAAACATATAGTTAGTTTTTAAGAGAGATGGCACACGATAACATTGAAGACCTTATGATGGAAGCCGAAAGGCTGGGCATTAGAGAAGATGTATTCGAGAAGGTAGGTAAGATGAAGAAGAAATCAAAGAAGCATCCCAGTGACCTATACGATGAAGCCTTCACTAAGGTTAAAAAGAAACTAGATAAAAAGAGACGTACTGCTAAATAAGGCAGGATCAACATATATAATGTTCTTTAACATATTAAAAAAGATAAAGGCTTTTATGGACGAAGGTCACTTCTATATAAGAGGCTTTAAGATAGACTATAGCGCTATAATAGGCATATTAGTATATTTGACGGTTTGTTGGTATGTTTGGTTTGTCCTTTAACCAATATATACATATATAAATATATATTACTATATACCAAAATCTATCAGATAAATGCTATTTAGTCAGGCGCAGCCAAGCACCCTACGTACCCCTTAGGGAACTATACTGTCAGTGTTATATCACCGTTAGGGCAGAGTGCCGGAAAGCCGACCGAAGGTTACCCTCCGAATTCCATTTCGTTAGAAGTTTCTAGGAAGGGTTGGTCAACAAGGGTAAACTCATAGAGAGGAAAGTTGTAAGTAGTTCTCTGCTTCATCATATCATAGCTATAAGCCTTAGCCATAGTATTAGTAAACTCAGCTACATTCATACTATCTAATACCCATACATCATTACGGCTAATGCTATATGTAGGCTTATTATCTCTATATATAGAACAAGTAATACGATACTGCTGAGGATTACCATCATAGTCTGTACCATAAGATACCACGATGTACTCTTTGTCTCTTAGGCGATTAATAGCGCTGATGATTGTCTTTGATGCTGATACTTTGTCTGAATACGTCATAACCTTTATTGCTTTATCTTTTAATTATACCTTAATATAGGAACTATCTCCCATATATCCAACCCTATCCCCATATATCTCCTTACACTTCTATATTAATTTGTATGGTTGGCCTTACACTTTCTCCTTGTTGCCTATAGGACCAACTACCCTTTTGTAAGGAAGAACTGCTCTATATAGAAAAAATTAGGGCAGGGACACACCCACACCTAATCTCACCCTCTCATTCTCCATACACCATACCATGTTCTTTCTATACAATCTTATATATTCATATAACTATATATGTATATCTCTATATAAGTATATATACACTCCTTCATCGTAATAGGCTTTATGTACATATAGAGCTATATCCCTTTATCTACCATATCAATGCTATTGTCTCTTGTAGGATCTTGTATGGTCATGTATATAGGTATCACCAAAGTCTTACATACCTCAGACACTAGCTTTAGCTAGCATATGTTATACTCCTTATTGGCCAATATGTCAAAGATCGATTGTGGAAGGATGGACTATTCGGAGAAAATGCGCGTGACGACTTCGTCGTCGTTAGAGAAGCAGACGCCCCCTCTCCCGCCTCCTTCGTTCTATTGCAAT